TTGCCACCGTTCACAAGGCGCAAATCCTTGACTTCCCCGAAACGCTTAATGTTTCCGCCAGTGTCTTGCTGGTGCCCGGGGAATCGAACCCTGACTTCGTCCCATCACCAATATATCCCGTAGCCGTAACCTTGGGCGCGGTCTAAGGCCATACGGTTGTCCATTACGGCCTCGTATTCTTCATCATCCCGCATCTCTTCGAGGTACACTTCATTGTCTATCTTTTCGGTGCTTATTGAATACTCTACCAGCTTTTGGACGTTTGGGTAAGACTTACGGACATCATCACCGTATATCATGACTTCCACCTTGCCCGTCAAAGCATCGTATGATACTTCAAGGTCGCACGTCTCACCGCTCATGCAAATGGAAGATGAGCGTTTGCGATGGTCGAACCTGTTTATCAGCTTGTCCTCTATCGTAGCCACAAGGCTTCTTAATTGACTTTCGATGTTTTTTCTCATAATCGTGCGTATTTTTAAATTAATAATTGTATCTTTGTGACGTTGTTGTCACACGTTGATGATGCAAAGATAGTTTCTTTTTAGATACTATCAAATAAAAAGAGTCTCTTTTTGGATACCAATAAGCGTTATTTAACAATTATAGTACTTAACACATTATTTTATGAACAATCCTATTGTTTACGACTACAAAGGTAGCGAAATTTCATTTATCAGTGGTGAAAACGTGATGATAAATGCCACACAAATGGCAAAACCGTTTGGCAAGCGTCCGATTGACTATTTACGCTTACCATCTACAAATGAGCTGCTTAACGCCATTGTGAGAAAATCTCACATTGATGAGAATCAGTTAGTTAGAACAGAAAGAGGCGGTGATAATCCCGGAACATGGATGCACGAAGATGTGGCTTTGGATTTCGCCCAATGGCTTTCGGTAGATTTTCGCCTATGGTGTAACGACCGCATTAAAGAATTACTAAAGACCGGTGTAACCACCGTAAGCAACGACGACGAGGCGATAGCCTATGCAATGGGCGTGCTAAACAAGCGTCTCGAACAGGCAAGGCAAGAAAAAGCCATGTTGGAACAGCAAAACAACTACCTCACCAACGAGATTCGGCAAGCAGCCCCGAAAGTGCAATATGTGGACAACGTACTCCAGTCGGCGCACACCTACACCTCTACACAAATGGCGAAAGAACTGAATATGCGCACGGCAGAACAGTTTCACAAGGCACTGAAAGAAAAAGACATCATGTTCTACCAGTCGGGGCAGTGGATGCTTACGGCGAAGTATTGCGGCAAAGGTTACACGAAACCGCGCACGACTACTTACACCCGTTCTGGCGGCTCGCAAGGAACGAACACGATTACCGTGTGGACGGAATTGGGCAGAGCGTTTTTACACAAAGTATTTGAAGTATAACTTTATAAAGATAGCTTAGTATTAACATTAAAAAATATGAATATGGAATTTTCAGAACTTGGCAAAGAATTGGGTGGTCTGACAGCGGAACAAGTGTTCAATGTTGCCAAATACGGCATGGATATATTAAATATCGCAGGTATTGGCTTATTGTCAGAAGGGCTTGTGGCATTGGCTTCAAAGGTATTGATGTCTGATGAGATAGATAAGGATGAATACAGTGATGCTATTGCCAATATGCTACAAATAGCCCAACGCACGAATGAGCTGAACGAACAGTGTATGTATGAAGGTAAAACCCCGTTAGGACTTGTTGGTGTTGACTTCGACAACAACAGGTTCAATTTCGGCAAAGCGAAAAAATTGTCTGAATTGAAAATATAGCATAATAAAGACCACATGACAAGACGATAATAGCGCGTTGGGGCTTCGGCCAACGTTACTTGCAATGATGCCCCCACCGTCAAATGGGCGGTGGGGTTTGGACGAATGACCGTGCAAATACAAGTATTTTACAACAACGCAGGGATTGTCACAAATAAGATTTTAATTTATTCCGTTGTGATTTATAGTATTAGTACCTTTGGGAATACCATTTTCTCAAAGGTATTTTTATGCAAAGAGCCAAGATAGACATACAGAAAGTTTTACCTAACGAAGGACAGATAGAAGGACTTCCGAGAAATCCCCGTCTCATCAAAGACGAGAAGTTCCGGAAGTTATGCCGTTCTATCCAGTCGCTTCCTGAAATGACAGAGGCGAGGGATATTCTTGTCTATCCGTATCAAGACAATTACGTTGTGATTGGCGGCAATATGCGGTTGCAGGCCTATAAGCATTTGAACTGGCGAGAAGTCCCTTGTTGCATATTGCCTGAAAACATACCGGTGGAAAAGCTCCGGCAGATGCTTATCCAGGACAACAATCCTTTCGGAGAAACAGACTGGGACGCTTTGGCTAATGAATGGGATAGCATAGAGTTGGAAGAATGGGGCTTTGATGTGTGGCAAGAGCCGAAAGAGGAAAAGCCTAAGAATAAACCCGCAAAAGAAACATCCGAAGAAGAACAAAAAAAGCCGGATTTCTTTGCCGCCATGTTAGGCGACCGCATATATGACAGCAACAATGAGTTTGATATCCCGAACTTGCTCATCGATCGCCAGCCCGTAAGCGGCTTGTTGCTGCCTTTTGCCGGATGGGGAGCGGACACGAGGGCGAAGAAGGGCATATCCACTTATCATTTCTATGTGGAGGATTACCGCTTCACCAACATTTGGAATAATCCCGTATCGGTATTGGATAGCGGATGCACCGAACTTGTAGAACCTAATCTTTCTTTGTTCGACACTACGCCGATAGCTTACGGCTTGCAGCTCATATACATGAAGCGTTGGATTGCCCGTTTCTGGCAGGAATGCGGTGCAAAGGTGTATGCCGACTTGAACGTGGCGCAAAAGTTCTACAAGTATAACCGCTTGGGCATTCCTGACGGTTACAACGCTTTTGCCACACGTGGTTATTCCGACAGGCAAGAATACTTGAAGATGGAAATACAAATTGCTCGTGAAATATCAGGCAGGAATAACCCGAACATGATAGTTTATGGTGGCGGTGAGAAGATAAAGGAACTGTGTACACAGAATAATGTGCTTTATGTGGAGCAGTTCATGGCAAATAGGGTCAAACAAATCAAGAAAGGAGGCAAAAATGGCTAATACGGCAGGAGGAGTAAGAGGTAAAAGCTCATCAAGAAGTTTTTCGACTGATGCTCGTTCTATGTTTAATGATATAGAGAGTGGGTATGGAAGGGCACGTGATTATTCAAGCTATCAGACCAAACGTCTTCAATCATTGCAAAAGATTGGACGTGATTACAATCCTAAAGAAAAGGAATAGGCAATACAGGATTACGTCACTTTTGCCAATAGGCGTACAGGCGGCAGATATTTTTCTATTGACCATTATGATATGACAGGTCCAAGGAGTGAATTGGTAAGAGTGGCACAGCGAGCGTCTGCGGCTAAAAACTTGCAAGCAATAACGGAAGAGTTAAGACGTAGAAGGAAAAGATAATGGCAAGGACTTCGGGAGGTGTGCGTACATATCGACAAGGTAGCTTCACTTACCGCAAAAGGCAGGCAGAAGTTGAAGCCATGCGTCAGAGCGGCAAGTATTCCAGTGTTGAGATGGGCAAAGGTGGCGGGTATGTGGCTATTGAAAAAAAGTACGGCACGCCACAAGCCCGAAGAACTGGAAGCCGCCCGAATCCTTGCAGACAAAGGTTATAAAGTGACGCTGAAAAATGAAAGCGGAGAAATGAAAACTCCAGATGGATATTTGTTTAAGGCTTCATTTGAGCAGCGTACACCACAAGGGAACAATGCCCAGAACTTCAAAAAAGCATTAGGACATGCCGCTGAAAAGAATGCTGATGTCTTGGTTGCTTATATGAAAAAAGGAAGTGGTCATACACGCAAAAGCATTGAGGATGGGATTAAGAAGTTTGAAACAAAGAATAACAAGCGATTTAAACAAATTATTATTGTAACAGAAGATGGGAAAATACACCGCCATAAGCACAATACATAAAAAAGAGGTTGTGTCAAAACATCGGCACGACCTCTTTGCATAGAGCATGTGGGTTGGCTATGCTGTGCGAACTTCAGTACATCCCAAACAAGATGCGTTCCCCGGGTGGTTGCCCACATCCGCTCCCGAACCTACGCCATTGCAAAGATAGTGATTGTTGTCGAGAAAACAAGTTATAAACAAGTTGAATGAACAAAGATATAGGTAAATACGGAAACAAGTTCACCAGCACCAACCAGCCTCCCAACCGTGGCAGGAAGCCCAAACTGTACACCATCGCCAAGAAAGCCTACAACGTGTCACGTGAGGAATGGAACGAGGTCAAGTTGTACCTTCTTCAGTGCACGCCGTCGGAGATAGATGAAATCATAGACAAGAAAGACACTCCTATATGGGTGCTCATTCTTGCACGGGGCTTGAAGCGGAATGCGGCAAGGGGTGTAACGGATGTGCTGAACGATATGGAAGACCGGTTATTTGGTCGTGCGCCCGTTGCACCGGAGGAAAAGGACGACCAGCCTGTAAACGGAAGCATTGATATTGAAAAATGGATAGAGGAGAATACAGATGAATAGACCCGGAATAACACCACAGAGGATTTACGACCCGTTGTATCGGAATAAAGACAAGTTTATTATCCTTATAACGGGTGGCCGAGGCAGTGGAAAGTCTTTCAATGCCGCTACGTTTATCGAGCGGCTCACGTTTGAGCGTTCGGAGGACAGGACATTTGCACATACGATACTTTATTCCCGTTACACAATGGTATCGGCCAACATGTCTATTATTCCCGAAATGATGGAAAAGATAGAGTTGGACGGCGGGGCGCGATGGTTTAAGACAACCAAGGCCGACATAATCAACAAACGCAGCGGTGGCCGTATCATGTTCCGGGGCATCAAGACTTCTTCCGGCAACCAGACGGCAAAGTTGAAGTCCATCCATGGTATCACGACTTTTGTATGTGACGAAGCAGAGGAATGGACAAACGAGGATGATTTCGACAAAATCATGCTCTCCATTCGCCAAAAGGGGATTCAGAATCGGATTATTATCATCATGAACCCCACGGACAGTAATCACTTTATCTATAAGAAGTACATCGAGAACACCCACAAGCTGGTGGAAATTGATGGTGTGACAGTGCAGATTTCCACGCATCCGAACGTGCTTCATATCCATACTACCTACTTCGACAACATCGACAATCTTTCCCCTCAATTCATCAAAGAGGTGGAACAAATGAAAGCGGAGAATCCCGAGAAGTATGCCCACACGGTTATTGGTCGCTGGGCTGATGTAGTGGAAGGGGCGGTGTTCAAGAAATGGGGTATTGTGGACGGGTTCCCACAGTGGTGCAAAAAGGTGGCCATCGGGCAGGATTTCGGTTATACACATGACCCGTCCGCTTCCATCCGTTGCGGAATCATTGACAATGCTTTGTACCTGGATGAAATAGACTATCGTACAGGCTTGTTGTCCTCCGACATCATTAAGACGCTCCGCCCCTGGGGGCTGAAAGTCATAGCCGACAGTGCAGACCCGCGGTTGATTCAGGAAATCCATAACGGCGGCATCCGCATCTACCCGGTCGAGAAAGGGCAAGGCTCTATCAACGCGGGCATCGACAAGATGCAAGGCATGGAGATATACATCACTCGGCGGTCGTACAATTTGCAAAAGGAGTTCAGAAACTACGTTTGGGCAAAAGACAAGGATGGCAACTATGTCAATGAGCCGGAAGACCACGATAACCACGGCATAGACGCAGCCCGGTATTACGTTTTGGGTGAACTTCTTGGCAAGATAATAAAGCCACGAGACAATTCAGGAATATTCGCACACTAAAAATATTGAGATATGAGGACGATAGACGAAGTTTTAAGAATTGAGGATATAGACCAAAAGATAGCCTATCTGAAAAAAGGTCGCAAGACGGAACTTCCCGATGCGGTAAAGCTCTATAACGACTGGGATCCCAACCGGCACGAGATAATCACAGACAAGGAGAAGTATCCGAAGATTAAAATCACGGTCGAGAAGGAGAAAGAAGTCTATGATGAAAAAACAGGCAAGACAACTACCATCCCGAAAAAGACAAAGGATGTGGAACCGAACCGTATCGCTCTGCCCATTGAGCGGGACATTGTGAACATTCAGACAGCTTTTACTGTCGGAACAGAACCGAAGATGAACTGTGAGCCAGAAGAAAGTGAACATGGCTTGTTCTCTGCCCTGAGAAAGGTCTTAGAAAAAAATAAAATCAAGTATCAGAACAAGCGTATTGTGCGCTCGTGGCTTTCTGAACAGGAGTGTGCCGAGTACTGGTATGTGGTGAAAGATGATGGCTCCTGGGCGAAGTTGAAACGCAGGATTGGCAACATTTTCGGTGCATCCGCTCCCGAATACCGCCTGAAAAGCGTGATATGGTCGCCGTTCAGGGGTGACAAGCTCTATCCATTCTTTGACGATAGCAACAATTTGGTGGCTTTCTCCCGCGAGTATAAGAAGAAGGATTTGGACGACATGGAAATCACCTGTTTCATGACCATCACGGCAGATTCCGTTTACCAATGGGAACTTACCGACGGTTGGAAGCCTATTCCTTCATTCAAGCATGGTTTCAAGAAGCTTCCTGTTTTGTATTGCTACCGTCCGGATGCCTATTGCGAGAAGATAAAGACGCTCCGGGTACGTCTTGAAAAGCTGATGTCAAATTATGCGGACTGTATAGACTATCACTTTTTCCCTATCCTGATGCTGTTCGGCGATGTGCAAAACTTTTCGGGTGAATTTAAAAACAGAGTGGTTGAGCTTACCGGAGAAGGGGCGAATGCGCAATACCTGACGTGGAACCAGGCGAGCGACACGGTGAAATTGGAGTTGGATTCGCTCATTGAGAAGATATACTCGATGACCAACACGCCGCGTATCTCCTTCGAGAACCTGAAGGGAAGCGGAAATGCCCTCTCCGGCGTGGCATTCGATTACGTTTTCCTATCCACCCACCTGAATGTGGAGAACTTGGCGGAAGTAATCGGTGAGTTCATGCAGCGGCGTGTGAATTTCCTTGTCTCCGCGCTCGGCTCTATCAATTCCAGCCTTGAAAAAGCAGCCGAGACCATTAACATTGATGTAGAAATAGAACCTTACCGCCTTGATAACATCGATGACCGAGTAAGCACGGCGGTTAAAGCTGTTAGTGGTAATGTGTGGTCGCAGAAGCATGGCGTACTGTTCGCCGGGAATGCAGATAGATTGGAAGAAGAACTCCAGCAAATCAAGGAAGAACAGGAGGAAAAGCAACGCATGGAGATTGAAAAGCAGAGCAAAATGTCACAGAATAATCCTCAAAATGAGAATCGGCCAGCAGTGTAGTATCGACAAAATGTTAGTTCGGAGAATAGCGGTATCTTTCAGGGTATCGCTATTTTTGTTTAATTCATGACAATCACGCGTTTGTCACGTATTATTCTTTCCTAAATTTCTTTTTTATTTTCCACATTCGTAATTTTACCATAGGAATTTATTAATCAAACTCATACGGTATGAAAGAAAAAATCTTAGTAGCACTGAAAACGAAGTATAAAACCTTTGGGTTTAGTGACAAGGCGTTTGACGGGGTGGCCGACTACTTATCTAAAACCGTAACTGAAGAAAGTCAGATAGAAACCGCCATCGACGGGGTCGAAGGGCTTTTTAAGGGTTTTCAGGGAGATGTTGATTATGTACGAAACGAAAAATCGGGTCTACGAAAGCAATTGGACGAACTGAAAAAGAAAATCGAGAATCCCAATCCTCAACCTAACCCGAAAGAAGAAAAGAAAGACGATGTACCAGCATGGGCGCAAGCTATCATTGACTCAAACAAAACTCTTTCTGAAAAACTTTCTGGTTATGAGCAGGAACGTGTGCAAGCTCAACGTAATGCGCAGGTCTCCGCCAAGGCAAAGGAGTATGGTATTCCCGAAACACTTGTACCCATGTTGAACATTCCCAGCGATGCGGACTTGGATACATTTATGAAGGACGCAAAGCAAACGTTTGTCAATGCGGGATTTCAAGGTGTACAAGTTCCCAAAACAGCAGAGCAGCGTGTCGAAAAAGAGAATCATGACATTGCTGCTATGATTAACAAGGGAACGGAAGAGATTAAAAAACAGAATTAAAAACTAAAGGTAAGAAGATTATGCCAGCAGGATTTAAGTATGATTTAAAATCTATCGAAGCCAATATGCCGGAGATGTGCCGTTACGAGACGGTATATCGTTATTCGGGTGGCTTCAATCTGGTTTTGGATAATTTGACTGGAGTGGATAAAATTCCACCCATGGCACCATTGGTGCTTGATTTTGTAAAAAGACGGGCAACAGCAGTCATCAATGTAGATGTGGTAGAGAATATTTCCGAAGGGGCAATCTCCTTGAAGATAAAGAAAAATTCCCTTGCCTATATAGGTATGCACTTAAGTAATGGTACGAATGGAGGAACAATCGCATCTATTGATAAAACCTCTAATGCCGAGTATGATACGGTGACTTTAGCTGCTTCACCAACTTTGATAGCTAAAAAAGGAGACACTTTGTTTGAAGTTACAACAGCCGAAGGGAAAACTCCCAAAGCTACCGCAACCGCACTGAACTACGCATGGACGAAAGTAGAAGAAGGTGCAACCGTCACCGCTATCGGACAGGCTTACGAGATTAGACCAACCAAGCTGATTGTTCCTATCTCAGAAAAGGATAAGGCTTCGTTAGGTGACAGATTCATGTTTACTTATTAAAGGAAGGAGGGTATATGTATTTGACAGTTCAGACATTATTGAATGACCCTGAAATAGTAAAAGCGGTGATTGACCGTGTACAGGCTCTCCGTCTTGACACTATTTTCTGGAAGAAGCACCTTGATTTCGAGGAAACGAAGTCTCGCGTGTTTAAAACTTATCTCGGTACGGTTACGGGTGTAACAGCCGGTTCTGTTATCGACCGCAATTCTAACAAGCCGTTAAGAGAGCGAAAATCTCTCGGTTCAGGTTATGGTGAAGTCGCCTATTTGGGTGACCGTTACCAAATGGATAATGACAGGCTTGATATGTTACAGGAGCTTGTAACCAAGTTTAACAATGCCCGTCCGGCAGACCAGCAAAGGGCTTTAAATGATATTATCAACTATATCGTGGATGATTACCGGCAAGTATTGCTTGCTCCACATAAGCGTATGGACTTAGTTGATGGTGCCCTGCGTTCTGACGGCAAGGCAACGGTGAAAGTGGATGACAATCCACAGGGTATTGCCATGCTTGATATGAAATTGCCTGTACATCGTATCACTCCAGCAACGGGAGCTAAGAGCAACTTCATAAAATACCTTATGGAGCAGGTCGTCGAACTTCGTACCAAGTTCGGTATGTTCGTATCAATGGAGATGTCTCGTAAGACTTTTATCAAGTCGATTGTCGGCTCAAAAGATTTTGGGGAGTTCTACAAACAATCCTTTGCGCAGAAAGAGGTACAGCTTTCTTCCGGCTTGATGTCGAGTGAAATGGCTACTACGATTTTCCAAGGATTAGGCTTGCCACCTATTGTTATCAATGAGGATTTGGTAGAACTTGCTGACGGTACAATGAAGCAGGTATTCAAGGATAACCGCATTTCATTGTTCACCACGGCTAAGCAAGGAAAGATGCGTTGGCACACTCCGTATGAAATCACAGACCCTGTTCCGGGTAAAAACTACACCCGTTCGGAAGGAGGTATGTATATCTCCAATGTAAGAACGGACGAAGGCCGCTTCATGGAATACGGTTGTGAATGGATTCCGGAATATACGGCTCCGAATAAGATTGTAATTCTTGATTTGGATACGATGTTGGCGGGATGAAAGTATCTGACTACATAAGGCAGACCTTCAGGGACTTTGGCGTTGCTTTGAGCGATGCCAATCTCCTTGCGATTCTAAAGCCATCAGGAGTAAATGGGGATGATGATGCAGAAAATCTGAGTGACAACCAATTCAGGGCTGTTTCGGTCAGTATGACAACGTTTATTCCTACACTCCTACTTCGTGGTAGTTCTAAATCCGTATCGGAAAACGGACATACCAAATCGCAATCGTGGGATATTCAGGGTATCAAAGACTATTACTCCTTGAAATGCAAGGAATACGGTCTGAAAGACTTGTTATCCAATAAACCAACAATTAGAGTGTGGTAAGATGTTAGACGAAGCTCCTCACATATTAGTGGTAAGGACGGTGATACCGCCGGAGAATGACGAGTACGGGCGACCGATACCTGGCACGGGCGGTGAATCGTGGGATGAACTTACTGAATGCTTTTGCCATGACAACTCCCAACAGCAGGAAGTGTCGGTGAATGGCAAATTGTGGGTTTATTCCTACCATGTAGTGTATGAGGGCAAGAAGTTGGCATTAGACACGAAAGTCAGGTGTTTGGATAAGGACACGAAAGAGATTGTAGGAGAAGGCAAGGTAATCAAAAATGCCGAATGCTATTCTGAGGAACTGAAAGGACGTTGTGATATATGGATATGATAGTCACGGGTGACATATACAAAATACTCTACGAAAAGGTTCGGGAGTTTGGGATAAAGGCTGTTTATGATAGTTGGACCCCCATAACATCCGAACTGAAAGAGGAAGCTATTGTTATCGTAACTTCTACGCCGATTGAACCAGATACCTATTGGGAAAAAGCTTTCGTACATGTGAATATTTGCGTACCGGATTATCTGGAACGCGTAAATAAAAGAAAGCTCACTGAAATGGAAAGATTGGCTAATCAGTGGATTTCCTATGGAATTGTTGATGAATATGATAACAATTGGTATCAAATATCCAAAATATCATTAGGTACTGAAAGAGATGAAGCATTGAAATGTAGCTATGTGAATTTAAAATTATTGTTTGAAATTTTAAATGTAAAATAAGATGAAACCGTTTATAGGAATAAAAAAAATATGGTACGGTGGCGTAATAAATAAAGCTGTAACCAAAACGAGTTTGAAGACCCTTATAAGTGGAATGACCGAAGTCAAGAACTCCCATCAAGATACGTGGCAGTACACGGAGGATGATCCGACTTACACGGATTACATCAACGAGCTGAACGGCGAGATATATTATCGTGATGTTACCCAAAAAGGAACAAAAACCATCGCCTTTACAATGGGTGAATGGACTTTTGAAGATAAAGTTACCTTGCAAGGCGGAGAAACGGTTGACACAGACGCCGGTTGGGGAGCCTCCGATACTCAGGGCATTGTTAACTTGGGTATTGTGGCGCAAACGAAAACAGGCAATTATATTGTCTTTACCAATGCTGCCGTTATTGCCAAGGGAACACCGGCTGAAAAGAATATCGGATTAGGCGTTACTGCTGTTGCCATGTCGAATCCGGCAGAAGGAGTTAAATCAGATTACTTGTTTGACGGGGAAAAGGTTGATGCCGCATGAACTACTGTTACCGTAACCCCTACACCTTCCGACGCGACAGTGAAACTGGATGGTGAAACGGTAAAGTCAAAGCGGGTGAACGCTGGGGCTTCCGTTCGCTATGAAGTGTCAAAGGTTGGTTACACTACCCAATCTGGAACGATAGAAACCAAATCTTCAGATGCAGGCAAGACTGTGGATAAACGGATTGTTCTTGTAGCAGTTTCAGGATAATGTTTAATTGTAAGGGTAAGGTGATAATGTTTTGCCTTACCCTTTTTAGGTCTTTAATATGAAACAGAACGCAGCAAAAATAGTAACAAGTGCCATCCTTGATATGGACTTTAAAACAGTGGTAGTAGCAGGGAAAGCGTATATAATTATGCCGCCAACAATGAAAAAACTTGCCGGAGCTGGTTATTGGCTTTCCGGAATTGAGGGAGAAACCATTAAAGATGCGCTTTTATCGAAAGACAATATAGAAGCCTTTTCACACGCCTTGTCGTGGTTGATACAAGGAGACGAGGGTCTGTTTGAAGAACTATTGAACGGTACAGATAAAGAACTGAGTGGCGCTTTGGAAGAAGCCTATTCATTGATTTCTACTGAAAATTTTTCCAAGCTGTTGGCTTTAGCCAAGAACGTAGCAAATCTGACAGCAAAACCGAAACAGTAGGAAATGATTGCTTACTGGGACAAATCGCATCGTTCATGGAAAATCTGCATTTGTCTTACGATGAAGTGGTGAATAAGATACCCTACCGTAACTTGGTAATCATGCAAAAAGACAAGCTCCATGTGGCTTTCGGCGAAGTATTACGTGAAGTATCGGATGAGGATATGTTCAAGAATAGAAAATTTGACGAGTAATGCAATTCAAAGGAGACATATCGGGTTTGGCCGAACTGGAACGGCAAGTGGAGGACGTTTATTTCAATAAACTGATTGAAATAGGCAGAGATGCCGTGATATATGCACAAAAGAACGGAGAATACAAGAACCATACCTATAATTTGCGTAATGCCCCCGGATTTTGCGTTGTTCGTTCCGGTCAGATAATCCACATGGAAGTTGGCGACGATGGCGGACATCCGGAAGCGAAGAAGAACACGGAAAACCTGCTTATCTATTCAGAAAAGCCACAGGACGGTCTTTATTTGGCTAGCGGTATGCCCTACGCATCTTTTGTCGAATCCAAAGGGTATAACGTGTTAAGCAATTCAATATTATATGCCAAACGGCAGGTAAACAAGAAAATATTCAAATAATGGCTGGTATATTCGCAAACGTAGACAGTGACATTCAGAAGCTCAGAAAACTAAAGACAGAGATAGAGAATGTAAAGGAAGCATTGAAGCAAATCAATGTGAAAGTTGACATTGATATTGCCAAGGGGATGGAAGCGCAGTTGAAATCCCTTATGGGGCAATATGAGGCTTTGGTAAGAAAGGTGTCGGAAGCAGAGGGGAAAATCATGGTTTCCACCAAGAGGATAAACGAGGCTTCGGAAAAGATTATCAAGGCGCAGGAGCAGCTTTCAAAGGCGGCGGGCGTGAATCCGCAGCCGGGCAGTGGTAATGGCAACGCAGCGACCAACAATGCGGAAACGGAAAGCGTGCAGGCACAGGCTAAGGCGTATGATGAACTGGCGGCAGAAATTGACGCAGTTATGGGAACGCGTATGCAAAACATCAAACGCTTAATCGAAGAACAAAATGCAATACGTTTGATAAATGAAGAAATAAAGCAACTGACAAAATACCAGTCAGACAGCTTGACACTTTCATCAAGCCAACAAGAACGGTTGGAACAACTCAATAATTCTTTGTTAACGCATAAGGCAGCCTTATCGGAGGTTCGTCAAATGTTGATGAACAATGTGAAAATGGATAATGTCGCGGCTACTTCAATGAACGGGCTTTCACAATCATTGTCACGTATGAGGATTGCTTATCGTGAACTGACAGAGGAGGAACGAAATTCACCTTTCGGCAAAGAGTTACGTGCATCCATTAACCAGGCAGACGCAAAGATTAAGGAGCTTGATGCTACAATAGGCAACCATCAGCGCAACGTTGGCAACTATGCTTCGGGATGGAACGGACTTAATATGTCTGTACAGCAGACAGTACGTGAACTTCCTGCGGCAACAATGGGACTTAATACGCTCTTTCTTGCCATATCGAACAACCTTCCCATCCTGATCGATGAGATAAAACGTGCCAAAACCGCCAACGAGGAATTAAAGAAGTCCGGACAGAACGGAGTACCGGTGTGGAAGCAGCTTGTTTCTTCCTTGTTTAGTTGGCAAACAGCCTTGATGGTTGGGATAACTGTGCTTTCAATGTATGGTAAGGATATTGTGGAATGGGTGAAAGGATTATTCAATGCAAGAAAAGAAATATCAATTCTTGCTGACGAGCAGAAAGAATTGAATAAAGCCATGTCAGAGGCAATGAATTCTGTCGCAAAACAGAAAACAAATTTGCGAGTACTTTATGAAATGACACAGAATGTAAATGCCTCTATGGAGAGCAGGATATCAATTACAAAAAGATTACAACAACAATATCCATCATATTTTGGGAATCTATCACAAGAGGCTATTTTAGCCGGAAAGGCATCTTCGGCATATCAACAACTTACAAAAGACCTGATGGCCGCGTCGTATGCGAGAGTATACCAGAAAAGAATGGAAGAATTGGCCGAAAAATCTGTTAGTGAAGAAAAAGGATTAAATGCTGATACGAACTATATGAATCGTAATCGCATTTTTTATAATAACGCAAAGGCTTATCTTGAAAGTGAACAGGCAAAAGAAGATAAAATAGCTTTTGAACTTTTTAAAAATGGTTGGGCTGCGGATTATGATGCTGCTAAACGATATAAAGAAGCATTACGAATTAAAGGACTATATGAAGAACGAGAAAAAAGGGCAGAACAACATCGAAAGAAAATGGAAATTGTTGAAAAACAAATGACTTCATATAGTAAAAAAATACAAGAAAATCAGGAAAAAATAACAAAGGTAGAAGGTGAAAATAAACAAGGCCGTTCATATTGGGAAGAACAGGTGAGTATAAGAAAATCAGCTTTCGAGGCAACCAAAAAAGGAAGTAAGGAGGCTGAAGAAGCACTTAAATCTCTGAAAGAGGCTGAAAAAGAATTGTCTCAATATAATACATACGGAGAAATAAAGAACGAAAGCAACAAATATGTAGAAAAGTTTGATAAATTATCCGAACTCGAAAAGAAAAATGCCACAGACCGCATCCGCCAACAGGAAGATTTGGAGAATAAAGTGGCCCAATCCCGTATAGATGCCATGGATGAAGGCTTTGAGAAAGAGAAAGCCCGAATGGAACTCAACCATAAAAAAGAGTTGCAGGAGATTGGCCGCCAACGTCAGGATTACGTCAATGCCTTCATACAAATGGAAAAGGAAGCTTTTGATGCCAAGGAGAAGTTGAAAGCGTCCAATGACAAGAACTATAAGCCAAAGGCATTTGATTCTTCCACCGTAAGCGTTGATACATCCGCGTTCGACATTATGGGAAAGGAAGCGAGGGAAAGGCAGAAAATGGAAATAGCCAAGTTCTATCAGGATATCCTTTCCGAATATCAGGATTACGTCACGAAGTACAACTCCACGGTGGAGAAGTTTGCCAAGGCAAGGCAAAAGTATGAGGAAGCTGGAGCTTCCGATGACCAATTGAAAGAGATTGAACACCAAAAGGAAGAAGCGTTAAAGGCCATAAACGAAGAGTTCGCATCCCGTGAGGAAAGCTTTAACTCTTGGGCTGACAGCGTGATTGATTTATCTATTGAAAAACTCCGTGAATTGCTTAATCAGGCATATCAGGAGATGATGAATATGGAAATCAGTGACCCGAACAATCCTGATTTGGCAGTCAAGAGGGCGAAAGTGGCCACGCTAAGAAATGCCTTGGAAAAGAAAGAGATTGAAAAAGAGGTATCTCCCGGAAAGTCCATTAAGGATTGGGACAAGTTGTATAAAGTCCTTACCGATGTGAATGATGTATTCGAGGAGATAGGAGATACTGTCGGGGGAACATTCGGTGAAATCATCTCTTTAGCTGGAGGTATCGCTTCCTCATCATTGCAGGCAGTGGGTGCCATAAAAGGCATCGGTGAAGCGGCATCGGGATTGGAAAAGGCATCGGGCATATTAGCCGCAATAAGTGCCGGAACGAAAATCATATCAGGAATAGGTGGTTTCTTCAAAGAAAAGTTTGGTGCCGACTACTCGGAGTATGATGCCTTGAAATCCCAATATGAAACCCTGATAGACATTTGGGACCAACTCATAGGCAAGAAGATGGAGTATATTGACATTGATTACGGTATTGAGGCACAGAAAGCCGCAGACGAAGCCGCCAAGCTTGTCAATACACAAATAGGGCGTCAACGGCAACTCATTAAGCAGTTGGCTTCAAGCGGAAGTAGTATCGGTTCTCATTCTCTTGGATACCGTATAAATGACCGACTTACGGCAGAAGACTACGAACGCATATCCGGCCTTGTAGGCGAGAAGATAACGGCTGAATACCACTTATGGGACTTGTCTCCCGAACAGATGAGTAAGCTGTTGACGGACGAGAGGCTTGTGACCGTATTGGGCGAGGTAGACGGTGAGTTCATCGAATACATTCAGAATATAGCGGATTATGGCAACCAACTTGAAGAAATAGCTCAAAAGGAAAAAGAAGCATTGACCGGAATCAGCCTTGACGAGTTCAAGAGCGGATATGTGGATTTGCTGTCCGATTTGGATTCAACAAACGAAGAATTTGCCGACAATTTCGAGAAATATTTGCAGAATGCCATATTTTCTTCGCTTATAGCCAACAAGTATAAGGACGAAATAGAAAGTTTATACGACCAATGGGTGGCAGATTCAGAAAGTGGTGGAAGGCTTACTCCGGAGGAAGCAGAAAGGCTACGGCAAGAACAGAAAGAACTTACAGACCAAATGCTTGCCGACCGGGAACAGCTCATGAATGATTTCGGTTGGGAACCGTCAGGTGATACTTCTGCGCAACAAGCCAGTAGCGCGGTTGAGGTACAGGCATCCCAAGAAAGCGTGGATGAGACCAACGGAAGGCTCACGGCCATTCAAGAAACGGGATACCGTATTGAGAATGTCAACCAGCAGCAGGCCATTGCCATAACTGAACTTAAAGGCTCGATTTCAGGATTGTTGTCCAAAATTGGCGGCATGTACAATATTTCCGATGAGACCCGTACAATTTTGGCCAATTCTTATTTGGAACTTCAACAAATCAGAGAAAATACAGGTGAAATAGTCAAGCCAATCAAACAGATGCAAAAGGATATAGAAGAAGTAAAACGAAACACATCAAGATTATGAAAGGTGAATTACTAATTAACGGAAAAGATGCCTGGACAACATGGGGTGTATGTATGGGGGAAGGATTCCTTGATTCAATAGATGCGCCTTTACCAATGAAAGGCTACATTGAGAATGAAAGCCGGTTGGAGCATGGCAAGCGTGTGATAACTGATAATGCTAAATTAGATTCCCGTGAGTTGACATTGGCATTTACCATCACTGGTAGTTCCGAAAATGACTATAAAGAGAAAAAGAAAGCTTTCCAAACAGAATTGGGACAAGGGGAAATGACTGTCAAAGTCCCGGCATTGGGCAATGAAGTTTATAAATTGGTATATTTGGGTAAAAATATATCTTACGGGTTGAGTCTTGGCAGATGTTTCGGTAAATTTTCAGCCAAGTTCGAGGAACCCAACCCTACAAATCGGGGAGATTTGTGACAATAGCCCGATTGTTGCAAAATCGGTTATCCAATATAATGTAGCATGAGTAATATTCCTTACTTTTGGGAATATGATAGAGATAAAGGATAACAACGAGGTATTAGTTTTGTCCACACCGATAGGTGTAGGCAGCAAGCGAAAATTTGAGTTGATGAAAGATGACTATATCACGCTCAAATTTTCCTTGCTTAATCCCATATCATTCAAAATGGGATGTTATGCAGAATGTGATTTTGGCCGTTTTGAAATCATAGAAGACCAAAAGCCATCTTTCAACAATTCCACGGGCGGTTATGACTATGAGTTGAAGATGGAAGCCTCTTACATGAAGTGGAAGAACAAGGTCTTCAAGTACACACCGGAAACAGGAGGAAATGAAGCCGCTTGGGATTTGACAGCGCAATTGTCATACCATCTTGACATCTTCCTGCGTAACCTGAAAGTATGGGGATTCCAATATGGAGGTGAGGACTATGAATACGAGATTGACAATGATGTGAATGTGGATGCCTTGGTCATGCACTATTCCAACACCAACCTCATTGATGCCCTTACCTCCCTTGCGGAAGCCGCAAACTGCGAGTGGTGGATGGAAGGCAAGAAAATCCGTTTCGGCCGCTGTGAGAAAGGGGAAGCGGTGGAAATAAGCCTTGGCGAAGAAGCAGAAGACATGAGCCTGTCCAAGAGCAGCGGTGACTATTTCACGCGCATATACGCCGTCGGCTCCACTCAAAACATATCCAGCCGATACCGGAAGAAACTGGAGTTCAAAGTAGACAAAGTGAGCGGAAATATCATCAAGGACAGTATTCGCCGTGCCACTCCTGACATGTTCATGGACAAGTTGGTGACATACGACGAATGGGAAAAAAAGATGTCGGCTTCCAATTCAATGCCAATGTATAGCGGAGAAGACAACCCAAACCACATGATAGGTGAGGTTTGGATGAATCCGTTCGAGCCAAAATACAAGGACGTACCATATTTCATAGATATAACAGGCCTTTCGGGTACGGGCGGCAATATATCTTTTGATTTCAGGAACTATACCGGTATCCAGTTTAATATAGCAGTAAAGTTTGTATCCGGTTATCTCTCGGATTTTGTAGAATTATACCGCTCTGAATCTCAGTTTATACCGGAAAGGGACAACTCGACCTATAAGGCGGAACTGGGAAAGTCTTTTAGAGGCTCTTTACGGTCTTCCGTCCCAAATGGGAAGATTTGGCTTGCCCTGTCCTTGGAGGCATATAAAAGCCCGACCTCAGAACAAATGTTCCTTATACCATATAAGGTTGAGGGGAATATAAAAGGTATATCAGAATACGGAAAAGTAGACACGACATTGAGTGTAATCGAAGGAGAAGACCATTCCGTCACCATCAATCCCCAACACTACCCTTATGATAATGACAAAGCAAGCGATATAAGTATTTCATCCCCGATAAATATCGGTGAGAAGTTTACCCTTTCAGGGATAGTCAAACTCCGTGTCCCCCTCGGTTATTTTGATTCCGACGTGGACGGTCTTACTGTAAACGGGGTTGTACAACGCAGGCTGATGCTTCCTGAAGGCACACCGTACATAGACGTTTACCCCGACATGTCACCCGACGAAGTGATAGAGGGAATCGTGACTTTCGATTACATCTATCCACGAAAGGTGCTTTCAATATCTTCTGTCGAGGAAGAAATGATTGATGTCACGGAAGGCGAGGAAAAGAAACCCACAGGAATGAAAGTACCGGTGTACACCATCAAGACCACCGGACTTGTGGGGTTCGACATGTCCTATGTGATTTCAGAGGAACTTACGGCCACTTTCCAAACGGGCCGGCTTGCCGGACTTACTTTCGTCCTGAGGTTCCTTCCGGAGAAGAGTGACGATACGTCCACATGCTTTGAAATAGTGGCCAATGAGGATTACGGAGGCCGTTTACCGGATACTGTAATGAAACCGGAGTCCGGGAATGATTTTGTCATGGCCGGATACGACACGGAATATGTATTTGAGAACCTTGTTCCGGAAGCGGAAGAGGAACTGAAAACGGAAACAGAAAAGTATGCCGAGAAAATCAGGAACAATATCGGCACCGTGTCGGCCAAACTCATGTCAGACTGGTCAAAGGCACGTAATGAGGCACAGGATACGCCTTGTCCTTTCGGTGTCGGCCAAAAAGTGAGGGTAAACAACCCTTCGTTCTTCCCAAGTCCCCGTACCATGCGCGTGCTTGGCTATGAACTTGCACTTGACATTCCATGGGATTCTCCGGTATATACCATAGGTGAAAGTGCTTCCTATTCCCGTCTTGACGCACTTGAAGACAAGATTGATTCCATCAAGCTGAACGGAAGCGTTTACTCCTCTGGAAAGGTAAGTTCTTCAACTTCCGGTACAAATGTATATTTGATAAAGAAGGATGACGAAACCGATCCGTCGGATACAAACGCTTATTCTTCGTTAAGGACAGACAAGGAGATAAAAGAAGGAATAGAAAAGAACAATAATGAACTGGGCAAGAAGTTCCTTTCAAAGTTAAAAGATGATACAGCTTCGGGTATAATTACTTTCCTTAGAGGTTTGATAATCGGGAATTTCTCATCCGGCGAATCGGGTGCCCAAATCTCGGACGACGGCGCGGCAGAGTTGGCCTCTTTGTTGCTGAGGGGCGCATTGGAGATTGGAAAGTATTCCGCAGGAAAGTCGGGCGCGAAGATTGGAGAGGACGGTGCCGCGGAGCTGCTTAGCGTGTTGGTGCGTGGACTGGTAACGGCAAAGGGCATACAGTCGCCGGGATTCTCGACAGGGGCATTGGGCACGGGACTGTGCCTGAAAATGGACAAGAACGGGGATTCTTATATCGAGGTGGACCGCATGCTTGTGCGCAAGGTGGCCGAGTTCATCCAGCTTGTGATTCAGGAAATCAAGCACGTGGGCGGGCAAATCGTGCTTACCCCGGCCTCGATGAAGTGCATCCGCGTGGAAGACACGGGGAGTGCCTACCGTTGCTATTTCGAGGCGACGGACGGGAAAAAGACGGTGGAGAACCAGTTTGTCTCCGGTGACCAGGCACGCGCCCAGACGTTCAACGTGAAGGAGGGTGTGAACGAGAACGTGAAGAACACTTATTACTGGCGTCTGGTGACGGGCGTGGGTGACAACTACATAGACCTCTCGAAGACGGACTGCGACGCGGGGAGCACGGTACCGGCCGCCGGTGACGAAATCGTCCAGTTGGGAAACCGGAATGACGTGGCCCGACAGGCGGCCATTATCCTTTCGGCTTATGGAAACGATGCCCCTTATTTCAAGATGTACCGGGGCATCAACTCTTACAAACTGGAAGGCAAGGAGTTTGTCAACCTCTCACGGGAAGATGTCATGATTATCTCCGACAATATAAAATTGTCCACCGGCGAGACGGTGAAGGAATACATCAACGGCGCGGTAGGAAACGTACAAAGCAAAGTGGATGAAGTGAGCGGAAAGGTGGAGGACGCGGTGGAGCGTCTGGCGGAGCAGCAGAATTACATCGCCGCCCTACAGAAGATCATCGAGGACTTGCAGGACCAGGTTGACGGTGTAATAGAAAGCCACTATGGTAAAACCGACCCGACAACCTCCAACTCCCCGGCGAACGAGTGGACCACCGAAGAACAGAAACAGGCACATTCAAACGACACTTATACCAATCTCGGCACGGGCAAGAGCTGGAAATGGGTGAAGGACGGTGACACGTGGAAATGGAACGCCATCGCGGACACGGCCACGGAAAAGGCTTTGTCCGCAGCGGCCAAGGCTCAGGATACGGCTGACGGCAAACGCAGGGTATTCGCCAGCCAGCCCACCACGGGGCAGGCTTACGACGTGGGTGACCTTTGGGTGAACGCGACTTACGGGGATACGTACAAGAACGACCTGCTGCGTTGCAAGACCGCCAAGAAAGAGAATGAGGCTTTCTCCATCTCGCATTGGGAGCTTGCCTCACGCTATACGGACGACACGAAGGCCAACGAGGCGGCAGAGGCCGCACGGGAGGCTGCGGAGGCCGCGAATGCGGCACAGGAAGCCGCCGACGAAGCCGCCGCCACGGCAGGGGAAGCCAAGACGGAAGCACAAGCCGCCAACACGGAACTGGACAACCTGAAATCCGACGGCACGATAAGCCCGGTGGAGAAAACCGCGCTGAAGCAACAGCATGCCGACATAAAGGCGGAACACGGGCAGATAACGTCAGAGGCCGGAAAGTATTCCATAAGCGTGACGGACTATGAGGCCGCGTACAAGAAGGCCGATGCCGCGCTTACCAAATACACTGCCTCCACTCCCGAATACATCACCGTGGAATCCGACTATTCGGACATCTCCGCCTATTATTCCAAACGGCAGACGATATTGGATGCCATCGCCGCAAAGGCCAAGGAAGCGTCGGACGCGGCGAAAAAGGCAGCAGACGACGCTGCCGCGAAGGCAGAGGAGGCGGCAGAATCGGCGAGCGAGGCGGCACAAAAGGCCATAGAGGCCAAGACTGCCGCGGACAATGCGGCCAAGGCAGCGAAAAACGCCCAGACCGATGCCGACGAGGCGAACTCCATGCTTTCGGACATAGCCAACGACAACAAGCTCACGGCGCAGGAGAAACAGCAGACCAAGAAGGAATGGGACGTGATAGTGTCCGAGAAGCCTAAAAACGACGCTTCGGCCGACAAGTTCGGCGTATCCAAGACGGACTACGGCTCCGCTTACACGGCATTAAGCACGTATATAACGCCCCTATTGTCAGATTTAAGCTCCACGAGCAACATCACGGGCACGGAGTTCAGGGCGAAGTTCAAGGCTTACTATGACGCGCGCACGGACTTGCTGAACGCCATATCGGCCAAGGCCAAGGAACTGGCCGACAACGCGCAAGAGGCGGCTGACGCGGCGGCGGAGAACGCCTCGCAGGCCATAGAGGACGCGGCGACCGCGAAGAATGCCGCCGACAAGGCGCAGGCGGACGTGGACGCCGAGAAGGAGCGCATGGACGATTGGGCGGCAGACGGCAAGTTCTCCCCTTCTGAAAAGAAGCAGTTGAAGGAGGAGCTTGCCCGAATCGACGGGGACAAGACGCAGGTCACGGACGGTTACACGAAGTACGGACTTGGCACTCCCACGGCTTATAACACGGCTTACACGAACTACCGGACGGACATCAACGGCGTGGTGTCTTCCTCTTCGGAGACCGTGGCCATCCCTTCGGACTTCGCCACGAAGCGCACGGCGTACTATACGCAGAAGAGTGCCGCCCTGACGGCCATTTCGGACGCGGCGAAGGCGTACGCGGACAAGGTGGTGGCGGGGATTGAAGTAGGGGGACGGAACATCCTCATGGAAACTAACCAAGGAAAGAAAACATGGCACGCAAGTACGAGTGACGGTTCTTCACTTTTCATCGTGACCGAATGGGTAGACGAAGGGGTAAAAGGTGTGAAGATTGAACTTACCAAACAACCATCCTTATGGGGTATTATTACTCGCAGTTTGGAAGGAACATTGGATTTACTTGAGCCCAATACCACTTACATGCTGAGTTTTGATATGCTTTCAAATACAACAAATACGTTATCAGCCACGATAATGTATAGTAATGCTACTGGTAAACTTTCTAACTCTCCTTCGTTCAGTTTTGAGGCTGACAAGAAAAAGCACGTGGTATTAAAGCTTGTAACAAACGACCTGTCGGAAAAAGGGCCATCACAAGTCTTATATTTTGGATACAAATCCGTTGGATATTTATGTCTTAAAAACCTGAAACTCGAAAAAGGGAACGTTGCTACGGCATGGACACCCGCCATAGAGGACGTGAACGGGATGATAGAGGATGCCCAAAAGGCTGCAGATGACGCGGCGGAAGCGGCCAAGAACGCGCAGGCTGATGCCACGAATGCCAACAAGGAGCTGGCGAACATCAAGAGCGACAGCTTCATATCCCCCATCGAAAAGACAGCCCTGAAACAGCAGCAGGCGGACATCCGTTCGGAATACGGGGAGATTACTGCCAACGCCTCACGCTATGCCGTGTCCACCACGGCTTACAAGTCGGCCTACGACCTTGCCAACGCTGCCCTGACGAAATATACGGCTTCGTCACCGGAATATATCACGGTGGGAAGTGACTACGCGAACATATCGGCTTACTACGATGCGCGGAAGACCATCCTCGATGCGATTGCCGCTGCGGCCAAGAAAGCTGCGGACGATGCGACGAACAAGGCGAATCAGGCTGTGGAGGACGCCGCGCGTGCGGGGCATTACTATCTTGACTTGGACAACGACGGCGGCCCGGTGTCGTGTGACGCCTCGGGGAACGTGACCGGAGGTTTCCCGAGCAGCAAGGCCACAGTATATTATGGCACGGAACCTGATACGGGTTGGGCGTTTACGGGTGCATTCTCCGGATGTTCCGGAAGCGTGAACTCATCGACGGGGCAAATCACGGTCACGGGGGTAAGCGCGGATACTGGCACGGTGACAGTAACGGCCAAGAAGAGCGGAAAGACAGACCTATCTGCGGTATTCTCTGTATATAAAGTAAAGGCAGGAGCGGACGGAGCAGACGGCACAAACGGAGTGGGCATCAAGTCCATAACCAACAAGTATGCCGTATCCGCATCGAACACCACCGCGCCGACATCGTGGAGCGATACGGTACCTACAATGACCACCACGAACCGTTATCTGTGGAATTATGAAATTGTCACCTATACCAACAGCACGACAAGCGAGACCAAGAAGAGGGTCATAGGTGCATACGGGAATACAGGCAACACGGGCGCCACCGGGGCGACGGGTGTGGGTATCAAGTCCATTACGGAATATTATTTGGCCTCTTCAGCATCGAGTGGAGTGACAACTTCAACGTCAGGATGGACGACTTCGGTACAGGCCACTTCATCTTCCAAGAAGTACCTTTGGAACTATAAGGTGGTGAATTACACCAATGATACGAAATATACGAGCAGTCCGGTGATTATCGGTACTTATGGGGATAAGGGTGATACTGGTCCACAGGGAGTACAGGGTCCAAAGGGTGCTGACGGGACACCCCGCTATACTTGGATACGCTATGCTGACAACGCATCGGGTTCGGGCATCAGCAACTCGCCCACGGGAAAAACTTATATCGGGTTTGCTTATAACAAGACCACCGCCACGGAAAGCAACACGCCTTCGGATTACACATGGTCACTTATCAAAGGCGAAAAGGGCGACCAAGGTGTTCCGGGGGCAAAAGGGGCTGACGGGAAGACCACTTACACATGGATAAAGTATTCCGATAACTCGACGGGCGGCGGAATGTATGACACTCCCAAATCCACGACACAGTACATCGGCATAGCAGTAAACAAGACAACGGCCACAGAGAGCGATACTCCATCGGATTACACGTGGTCTAAGTTCAAGGGTGACGACGGTGCGGATGGGAAAGGCATCAAAAGTACCGCCGTGACTTATCAGGTAAGCACATCGGGTACCACACCGCCCACGGGTACGTGGAGCGGTTCTATCCCCTCCGTGGCAGCCAATCAGTACCTTTGGACGCGCACGGTTATAACCTACACGGACAATACCACATCCACATCGTACAGCGTGGGTAAGATGGGGGCTAACGGGGCAAAAGGTGACAAGGGCGATACGGGACCCGCAGGAGCTGACGGTGACGGCATCGTATCGGTATCGAACACTTACCAAATAGGCAGTTCCGGCACGACGGCACCGACAGGAAGCTGGAGCGCAACTGTCCCTTCGCCACAGAAAGGTAAATACCTTTGGACGAAAACAGTGACGACTTACAAGAAGAGTGACCCGACGACAGTGTATTCCGTGAGTTATTACGGTACGGATGGTACGGCGGCCAAGTATGTGAGGGTGGCGGGCGACCAGGTGTTTATATACGCCAACAATTTTTCAGGGAATCCCACTCCTACTTCCATTACGCTGACGGCCACCCTCACGGGGACATCCGGCTACCAGTGGAGCTATAAACAGGCGGGACAGACTTCTTTCACGAACATATCGGGAGCCACTTCGCAGACTTATGCCTTGGCACATAACAATTCGACGGTTTGGGGCAGCGCGAAGTCTGTGACCATACGTTGCACATCGGGCGGTGTATATGACGAGATGACGATAGCCAAGGTTTCTTCGGGTACCAACGGGACAAATGGCAAGGATGGCACGAATGGCACGAATGGAAAGGACGGTGCAGATGGTAAGAACGGCGCGGATGGTAAGAACGGCGCGGATGCCTACACCGTAATTCTGGGTAATGAATCGCATGCCTTCCAAGGGACGACGAGCGCGGCCATCGCTGCATCCACGAAATGCGATGTTATCGCATATAAAGGTGCAACAAGGGTGGCGGCAACGATTGGTACTATAACCGGAGCACCGTCGGGAATGTCCACGAGCATTTCAAGCAACGGAACCACATCGGCCTCGTTCACGGTGTCCGTCACTTCTTCGTTGACTACCGGACAGGGCGTGCTGACCGTGCCTATCACCGTGGACGGTAAGTCCTTCACGAAGAATTTCTCATTTTCAGTGGCTTTCAAGGGCAACACGGGCGCCACCGGGGCGACGGGTCCCAAGGGGAATGATGCTGTATTCTACATCATAGAGACTGACGTTCGCATCGTAAAGAAGTCTTGGGACAACAAGCTGACCCCGACGTCCGTGACTTGTACGAAATACAAACAGACAGGAAGCAATGCGAGGGCAACAACTACGGTAAAGACATTGAAATACCAGCGTGTAGGCACGGACAGCAGCGTACAGACCGCCGCAAGCGGAAGTTCGGTAACGGTATCCCCTACTTCTACGACGACCTCCATAAAGTTCTGGCTTTATGACGGGAGCACCATCATAGACAGGGACGAAATCCCTGTTGTGGGTGACGCTGTGGATGTTTATGAAAAGGTGCATGCAGAAATAACTGCTGCGGAAGGTGAAATCGGTTTATTGTCTACCAAGGTCACTACCGTGACGGATTCCGTGACGGGGCTTGAGAAGGAAGTGGAGACCAATACCGCCGAAATAAAATCCGCCAAGGGACAGATTTCGAGCACGGCATCGCAAGTGAGTTCCTTGGGCACGAGGGTAAGTACCGTGGAGCAGACGGCAAGGGGCCTCACTACTACGGTGAACGGCCTTAACGGGAAGGTGTCGAAACTGGAACAGACGGATTCGAGCCTGACGAGCAGGATTACTTCGGCGGAGGGGAAGGTGAGCACCATCGAGCAGAAAGTGAGCAGCATTTCGCTGAAAGTAGACGGCATAGATCCTGTGAACCTTTTCAGGGACGGTTCCTTCGAATCCGGGTATAACACTTTCAGAACAGCGGGAAGCGGTAAAGACGACGTGAAGGTCGGCATATCGCCCAACGGAAAAGTGGGAAAGAATGCCATGATGGTGATATGGCCGGGCAAACGCGCAACGGTCTACCTTGAACAAAAGCCCTTCGTGAATCCCAATGCTACCTATACCGTCTCGTTCTGGATGTACACCAACGTAGCGACGAATTACCAGGCTTTCGTCGTCAATGCATTAGCCAAGAACGGCGACAAACTAAGCGTGAACGACTCTACGTTAAACATTGAAATCCCCGGAACCAAGTGGACACAGTTCATCCATAGGTTCACGACCCCGGCCAACACGGAACGCCTTGAATTTTACTTCCGTGCCAGTACTAATGTAGGGAACGGAACGATTTCATATATTGACGAGTTCATGCTACTGAAGGGGGACTATCTGGACAATATTCCCTCTTATTTCATTCCTAACGACAGTGTGAACAGTGACACCCTTCTCTCTACGGGAATAGATATAGAGAACAAAAAAGTCATTGTGACGAGTGACCAGTTCGTCATAAAGAACAATGACGGAGAGGTGACGGCGAGCGTGAATGAGGATGGTGTGCTTTCGGTGGGAAGCGGGGAATTCTCGGGTTTCATCCGTACCATACCGCGTATCATAACGAAGAATACGGGCGATAACGGAGATGTGGAGTTCAAGGACAATTACTACCAAATCAGCTTAAGCAACTTGTACAAAGGAGGCTTCATCTATGTGGACGTGGAATCGAACAGCTATGCCGGTGACGGAATCAAATTACCGTTGGGGCTAAAGTACGCCGGTGCGAGAGTGACTATCGTGAACAAGTATCCGGCCAAACGGCTTATCATAACTACAAGGCATGAGGCTTTGGACCCGGGTTACGGAGATTGGAGCGATGACGAGAACAATGCAATGCGGCTCGGTGGCGTACAGATAAGCCACGTGGAGATGGGAAATGTGAGCACACAAGGAAACAACCGTTTTGTGGAACTGCTTGCCGTTCCGTATTATCTGGACGAGACAATAGGCAGCGTAAAGTACCAGGGACAGGTGGAATGGGTGGTACTGAACAATCAGGAGTTCACGACGGCCAACAATACGACAGGGGGAAAATATGCGAAATTCAAATAACATTATTCATTAATTTAAAAACAAAAGGTTATGGAGATTAAGACAAACAGTACGAGGGTGATTTACAACGGAGAGACCACAACGGCAAATGCCAAGTACAACATCGAGTATGAGACGGACGGCAAGGAACTGAAACGCGTGAACGCCTTGGTGAACAAGGTGGAGGAAGTGGAGCTTCCTATGGAGGAAGGCATGCAGAAGGGCGTGCAGGAAACCCTGTTGGGCAGCATCTATTATGAGAACGGTTATTACACGATGTCGAACTTCCCGGAGAGTGAGGAACTGCCGAAGTACATATCGGATGCCATCCAGATAGTGAAGCAGATAAAAGAAGACGCTTCTGCCTGACTATTGAAACAACGGGTATAAGGCGGCGATGTCTGCCTTACCCGTTTGCCGGGGTCTTGTTTTGTGGGCCGGGGGGCTTTGGCATTAATTAGAAAAATGTATTGTAATGGAGAAAGCTATTATTGATTTTATTGAAAACCACATGATGAACCACATCATACTCATAGCGTTATGCGTGGCGGCCACGATAGGTGCAATGGCCGTGGATTTTGTCTCGGGGGTACAAAAGGCCAAACAACGAGGTGAGGCACGGACTTCTACGGGGTACAAGAAGACGGCCACGAAGGCAAAGAGGTATTTCACGCCTTTCCTGACGTTGTGTTTTATCGACATCCTTTGTTGCGTGGTGATTCCCATTCCGGTGTTCTCGATGTTGTGGACGGCTTACTGCATTTTCTGTGAGTTTGTGTCCGTAAGGGAGAAATCATGGCAGAAGGAGGAGCTTCGGAAGGCGGAGAAGACGATGAGAGTAATCATTGACAACAAGGATGAGATAGCCAAGATGGCGGCAGAGCTTCTGTTTCAAAGGGAGAATGAGAATAATACAGTAAAGAAGGAGGAAAAATAAGATGGCACTTAGGAATTTGAATTTCACCCTTCAGGGTGACAGGTATGTGGCGGAAGAGACGGTGAACGCGGATTATGCGCTTCATCTGGAAAGGAAGGCAGGCGGCGGTTTTTATATTTTGCAGCGCAGTTCGGACGATGGCATGTTCGTGTCGTGCCCGCTCCCGGCGGGCTTGTACAATCCCGGCCAGTTCATAGACTGGTGTTTCGGCCATGGCGTTTATCCGATGCACATCAGGATTGAGAGCATGACGGAGGTGACGAAGGGCACTATCAGGGAGGCGGAATGATGGAGAGGATGAACTTTTCACGGTTGAATATGACGGGGCTGGGTACAGCCCGCGTCAATTCTTCCGGTATCACGGAGTGCGGGGATTCGTATGAGCTTGTCGACAATGCCTTGCTCTTGGAGCAAGGGAAGGCTTGGCTTTGGGCTGACGGAAGTCCCGTAATGATGGCAGAGGTGACGAGAAGGACAGTTAAGAAACAATTAAAACATAAGTAGTTATGGCAGTAGAAGGAAAAACGATATTACAGACTACGGAGCGCACGGAGCTGACGGGGAAAGAGGGTATCCCGTTTCAGGAGGGGACGCAGAACGGGCACGTGCTGTTGGAGAAAATCAAGGAATATATTAGTAGTGACGTCTATATTTGCCCCGGTGCTTTTCAAACAACAGAAGGATGGTCTACAACAGACGTAGAATCTATTGTAGGGAATTGGGATGAGTTTACAAAAGCTGTCTCAGGTGGTAAGATAATTGTTGGTTATTTTCAAAACGGGGGACAATTTGTCAAAAGTACTGCCTCAGTGAGAGAAAATGACGGGGTAACCTTTTTAAGTTTTAGCTTTTATCAGCTTCTTTGTGTATATATTATTGACCAAAGTTCTATAACTATTGCTACTATTGATAATTTTCTTTGTGTGAGTTCTGTTGTAGACAGACTAAATAGTTCAGGAACTGAATTACCTCTCTCTGCCAACCAAGGTAGGATTCTTAATGAAAAGATTGCGGAAATCTCAAATCCTGTCTCTGCGGAAAAAGACGGATTAATGTCGAAGGAGGACAAGGAAGCCTTTGACAACATGAAAGATGGTGGTGCCATCGAGTATAAGGAAATTTCCGGGCAGACGGTGGATGCCGATTACCTTATCGTGCCGAAACTCACCGTAAGATACCTGAACAAGAACGCCTCCACAGCGGAAAACATATCGAATATACCGGCAAAAGGAGGCTTCGTTTTGGAATCAATGTGCGTGAGGTATGTGGATGAGGATAATTGCGGGTATATACAGACGTATTACTCCCAGAATTCGGATTCGAGGATACTCCCCTTTTCCCTCACAAGACAATATACAAACGGGAAGTGGACTGAGTGGCGGAGTACCGTGGGAAGATACCTGTGCGTCAATGAAGCCTACGAAAAAGTGGGAACTACTTTTTTAGGCACCGGGTTCCAGGTGGGGAACATATTCGACCGCTCCATAGTGAAAGACGGGGCTTTGGCCATTTCAGCTCAAGGCGTTGCCCTTCACCTGACAGGAGTTAAAAACAGTACCACTTATAAGGTTGTGTCGAATGCTTCAGTGGGATACTGGATGATGAAGAACTGCCCGGAACAATTTTTCCATGCCGGAAAGGTCGCAGTAAGTGAAGACAAGACAAGCGAATCGGATGAGACGAAAAAAGAATACGTGGCCGAAGTGGTGTCCGTGGATGCGGAAGGGGGGACCGTGACGTTCTCGGAGAGCTTGAACCCATACACGGATTTCAATGATTATTCCGCCTCGTTCAAAGCCTATGCGGAAAACGGTTCGTTGTGCCTTTCGGCAGGCACTTCCACATTTCTCGGCATCGCCGGGGAAGAGTGCGTGGCGGGCGCGGAAAGTGCTGACGGGTGCGTTGCCCTTGGCGACCGTTGCGTGTCCACGGGTGGTTGTTCCGTGGCATTGTGTTGGCAAACGGTGGCGCGTAACTTCGCCGAGACGGCATTGGGGATATCCAACAAATCGCACAAAGGGGATTCTGCGGACAAGCAGACATTGTTTTCCATCGGCAACGGGACGCAGTATTTCAACGATTGGGGGACGGCAAAACAGAAGAACGCCATGGAGGTGATGAAGAACGGTGACGTGTACATCGAAGGTATCGGCGAATATGACGGAATCAACGATGGTTTCACAGCCCAATCCGTGCAGGAAGTAATCTCCGGTTTGCTGTCGGAGGTTTCGGCATTAAAGGAGGAAATAGAAGCTCTAAAGGGAAGCGGGGCATGAAAAAAGGGAGGCCGCCGCCTCCCTACGCATTAACTTTAATCTTAACACTTTATGAAAACGTATTAATTACGTAAGCGTCCCTCGCGGGAGGCGGAAACAAAGTTAAACAAAAAAGTGGAGATATGAAAGTAAGTAATTCATTGATTGAGGCGATAAAGAGGTTCGAGGGATTCCGGGGCACGGCTTACCGTTGCCCGGCGGGCGTGTGGACGGTGGGCTACGGGCATACGGCGGGCGTAAAGCGTGGCGACAAGATGACGGAGGGCGAGGCGGAACGTCAGCTCAGGCGTGACTTGGCGGAATATGAAGCGTTCGTGGACAAACTGGGCGTGACGGAGAGGCAGAACAAGTTTGACGCGTTGGTGGATTTCGCGTATAACCTTGGGTGCGATGCGTTGGCCGGTTCCACACTTTTGAAGAAAATACGGGCTTGTGCGCCTGATGCGGAGGTGCGTGGGGAGTTCATGAAGTGGGTGTATGCGACCGTGGCCGGGAAGAAGCGGAAGCTGGAGGGACTGGTGAAGCGCAGGAAATGGGAGGCTGACAGGTTCTTTAATATCGCGTGAGGAAAAGGATGAGGTATGAATGGGGAAAAGGATGAGGAATATTGGCCGATGCTTGACGATGGCGGAGGAGACGACGGGAAGGGTTTGCCGCCTTGGTTGGTTTTCCTCGTGTTGGCCGTGGGTGTCTGGATGCTGGCGCGGGCGTTGGCGGTGTGAAATAAATGATTATTAACCCGGTGGCGGGGAAGCGGTCTTTGACTTGGTGGGATTGCAGTTAATGAAGATAAATAAGGCTTAACAAGCTTGGAAAAATGAACAAATTACTCTACTTTTGTTCTATTCAAATGTTAAAATATGAAAGATAATGCACTTTCTGTGGCTAATTATTTCATTGATTTAGCGAAAAAGGAGAATAAGAATCTAACACAATTAGGTTTGATGAAACGTGTCTATATAGCTCATGGATTCTCTTTGGCGATAAACAAGGGATCTTTGCTTGACAAACGTTTTGACAAGGTGGAAGCATGGAAATACGGGCCTGTAATTCCATCTGTTTACCATTCTTTCAAGCAATACAAGGCCGACCCGATAACAGAAAAGGCCGTTGTGATGGATTGGGACGAGAATAATTGTACGATTTCATTTCCGGAGCCAGTGTTGGAGGGTGACAAGGCAAAGAAAATTGTTGAGATGGTATGGAAGCGTTACCGTGATTTTACGGATGCTGAAATGGTCACTTTGACGCACCGAAAAGGTACGCCATGGTCTGTTTGTTATGTACCGGAACAAAATGTTCCTATTCCGGATGAAGTAACAGCCCTGTATTATGAAAAGCTTGTTGAAACGGTATTAAAGTCGCACAAGTCATGAAAGGAAAGTTTGAAGACCTTATGCGAATCCTTTCTGATGAAGGCAAGGACAAGGAGGAATCCGAAGAATCACAGGTGAATTTGTTGGAACAAACGTCCAATGAACTGACAATAGATTACCTGCGTGCACAGATAGACCGCCAAAGGGAGGAAATAGAGGGACTTAAACAAGACCGTGAGCAACGGAAAATATTCAGTTACGTGATATTTGGATTCATGTGCATATATATGTTGATTTCTCTCGCTCTTGTGTTCTTGGACGGATACGGGATAATATTCTTGTCAGACAATGTACTTATAACCTTACTTACCACATCGTTGGCCAATGTGATAGGGATATTCAATTTTGTTGCAAAATATTTGTTTCATCCTAAAAAATGAAGATAGTCCCTTGCATCAGGGGAATAGTAGCCAAGCCACACGAAACCATTCCGTTAACCAAGCGGCAATCCCACATAAACAAGTCGGGGTTGCCGCTTTTTCGTTGCCACAAAAGGAATGGAGAGATGAATCGATTTTTTAAAGTGTTCTGGCCTTGGCTGATGGTGCCGGTGTTCTGGCTCGTAGTCGGCCTGTTATTGTTTGCCATGTGCGGATGTGCACGGGTACAATATATTCCGGTGGAAACGGTCAGGGTGGACAGCGTGTATGGTGTACGTTGGTTTTCGGATAGTACTTTCCTCAAAGATTCTATTTACATAGAGTTGAGGGCGGAGAGGGACACAGTGTATAGGACAGAATATAGGTATCAGACACATTGGAGAGACCGCGTGGTGCATGACACATTGGAGACGGTCAGGGTGGACAGTGTATCAGTACCGGTTCCGGTGGAACGTAAGCTTTCGCGGTGGGAGGAAACCAAGCTGCATTACGGAGGCTTTGCGCTTCTGGCTGTGGTTGTTTGTATCCTTATCGGATTCGGAAGGTTTGTGTATAGGCTGAAAAAGTAACGTTTGCTCCTTCGGGGACGGGAGTATAAAAAAAGCCCCCAACGTTCCTTGCATTACCACGTGACAAGACGCGAAAATAGCTCGCGCGTTGAGGGCTTTATGTCTTCATCGCGAGCTATTGTTGTATATAAACGCCTTGTCGTGTGGTTTGACAAAGGTATGAATAAAAATTGAATATTGTATGTGTAAGGCAGATATTTTTAATGAGATTATTCAGGTTGTCAGCAGGGAAACGGAAATCGCACCCAAAGTCATATTGTCGGGAAGCAAGGAAGCGGAAGTCGTCGATGCGCGTTACTTGCTTGTGTATTTCCTTTTTAAGGAGGGCTTCTACCCTTCCCAGATTGCATCATTGGTCGGCAAGACGAAACGGGCGGTAAACTATATGCTGTCTAATTTTTCTTCACGTGTGAGGTGTGGGAAAATGATGGGAATATATCGGGAAAGAATCGGGAATGAGTTGAAAAGGATAGGATGCCGGGGTGAACAGCTTGAAAGGGCTGCCCGGAGCCTTTCTGAGGGCAATCCGGACACGGGGCTTACGTATTCTGACTTTTACGGGCGAGAGACGTTGATGGTGATTTCGCTTACGTCCACCCCTGAGCAGTTTCAGAACTCATGGGACCATGAGAAGGGGCATTTGTGCCGGCATATCTCACAGGCGTTCGGGATTGACCCGTATGGGGAGGAGGCGCAGTACCTTAGCGGGTATGTGGGCCAGAAAATGTTTCCGGTGGCGAAGAAATTCCTTTGTGAACATTGCCGGAAGGAACTGGTAAGAAGATGATAAGTATATATGGAGCGAATGGAAGTAATGAAGGTATTAAAAGCCGTGTTCGGCGGCAAGAGCCGGGAGGAAGTATATAGTATGCTTTCTGCGGATGAGAAGAGAATATTGAATGACATTGCTGCCCGTCATGGTGTGAGCCGGGGGATGCGAAGAAAACTTGAACGTGATGCGAGGAAGGGAATACATTGATGAGCTGATTGACAGAACCGACAATATTCCGTATATGGATTATTGCCGGTTGCTGTCGGTACTGTATTGGAATTTATGAGGACCAATACTATTGTTCATTTTATCAATCCATAAATTTTCAGCCATGACAGAATCTTATTGTAGATGAACTCCACATCATTACGGAAGTCCATATAGTTCTGATAAAGGAAGACCAAATTCGCACAATTATTAGAAATTGTGCTTTTAGCCTGAATGCCTAACACTTTGGATAACTCGTTACGCAACCCGGAAGTCATCTTATCGCCTGCCAAAGAGGATGGAGAGTAAAGATATAATATAATGAAGATGAACTTTTTCCGTTGCATTACTGTACTTATGCCTTCATCGGAGTTTTTACAAATGATATTAGTGAACGTTTTATAAATTAGGGGAATAAGCTTCTTGTCTGATAGTATCGGTTTTATTAAGATGTTTTCTTCTTTGGACAAATCCGATTTTACGCTTCTGATTTTCCTAATGCGTTTGATTTTATCAAAATCCAGTTCCATGACACGATTATTTAATTAGAAATCCGTATATTTGTACCTAAATAATCGTTGGGGGCCTGCTTGGTCGTGCGGGCTGGCTCCCTTTTTTATTTTCCATTTGTCTCCCGTCCCCACAGCATTGCATTGTAGAGTGAGGTGGCATAGAGTTTCACTTCCCAATTTTTGGTAAGATATTCGTTACCAAGGGCTGCAAGACTGGCTTTGTACCAGAGGTATTCATTTCTTTCAAGTTTCATATATTCTTTTATTTGTCCGGTTCAATAAATTCGACATCGTAGAGTTCACAAAGTTGCTCGAATGTAGCTTCCTCTAAATCATGGTCGAAGATGTGGAAACACCCAAAGTTGTAGTCGAAGTTCTGACCGTCACAGAATGTTTGCTTTTTCGCGAGCGCACACTCTTTGCTTTCCAAAGAGAAGCATACGATTTCATTTCCTTCTTCAAGGAGTTGTTTAAGCCGGGGATAGTCCCGGATGGTTTTGTAGGGTATCATATTTATTACGGGAACAGGGCTTGCAGGATAAATTCAGGGGTGTTCATTTTAAAACCCTCCTTCCTTGTATTTGGTTATACATTCGTCCAATCGATTTTTGGCGTCCTCCACAATCTTTTGGTATTGCCTGATTTCTTCAATTTCATTTTCTGACAATTTCGGGCACCCTTTGAGCCATGAATGGTAGTTACAACCGTTTATTCCGAAGAAGGAACATTCTGTGTTATAGTCATACCATTTCAGCAGTTCCCCTTCTGGAGCATCCTCTTTGAGGTCGGTGACTATCACGTCCATGTTGAAGTAATAGTCGCCACAACACACTATTTCGCCTACGCATCCGGCTACCCAACTTTTGCGGGCATCCTCATAGTCGAAGTCGTGCTTTTCGCAGAAGGCTTCAAGCAGGGCGTTGCAGGAACCGTAATAGGCTTGAAGAAGCCTTGCATTGTCATCGGGTTTGTTCATCTTCCACCTCCTTTGCATAATAGTCCAACATTCCATAGTTCGTAAGTATCTTCTTGCCGTAAATACGTGCCGCTTCCATTTCGAGCGCACATCCTTTGGATTCCACCCATCCGGGCAGGACAAGAACCGCATCGCATTCAAGCAATGCGGTGATGTCACGCCCGATATGTTCGGCATAACTTGCTTTTGGGTCGGAAGATACTTCCAAAGGTGACACCGCCTTGAAACCATGTTTTCCTATCTGTGCGGAAGCTGACTTGCAATCTGATTCCACGGCTTCCATGTCCCGTCCGCTGATGGGCAGGCTTATGTAGATTTTCTTTTTCATGGCCTGTTCCCTTTCCTACGTTTGTCCGCATCTCGGTCGTCAAGAATGAGCTTGACAAACTTATATAGTGAAAACATTAAGGCGAAACACAGCACTGTCATGAATATGACCCGAAATAAAAAGTACTCATTAAGAAGCCCAAAAAAGGCAACGGATGCGGGTAGGAACAAAACGGCTATGGTTCCTGCTATGATTTTATTCTTCATATTTTCCTCCTTTCTTTTTTAGTTCGATAATCAAGGCGTCGGCACAAGCAGCCGCAAATCGAGCAACAGCTACAGGTATTGTATGTTTCTCGTTCTCTTTATATGTTGCTTCGGAACAAGCATAACCAACTTCTTCTTCATCGCTTAGTATTCCTTGCATGACCGCTATGGCCGCCTGTATGCGGACTTGATTCCAGTCAATGGTGTCTTCGTCATTGGTTTGTAAAAATTCAAGTTCCGACTGGGAATAGTAAATTCCACTGCAATCATCGTTTATATATACTCGTTCGATACCGTTTTTACTAATCACGCGCTCTCCCGTTTCGTGGACATTCACTATATGCCCGTTTGATTTTATTCTTGCTTTCATACCCATTTTACTAATTCAAACTCATATACCCACACATAAGGATTGCTTTCCCATGTGCCTTTGCCGCTTATCTTGTCTATCAAAGCAGCGTAGGCTTCACGGAGTGTATCAAATAATTCCCCTGTTGAACACCAAGAAAAACCTTCTTGCTCATAGTAATTAATCCCCTCTGCCATACAATCAACATCGGATATATCCTGTAATCTCTGTATTCTTACTTTGGTTATGCGTATCTGGTGCGGCATTAATTTAGATTTGACAAACATTTTATTGCTCCATCCAGCTATATCTTCTTTATCTCTCGGAATTTCTTCTTTAGGATAACAAGTTTTCATTACATTGCAATAAAACTGAGCTTTCTGTACGCTCGGATTGTGGGATATATTATCGCTTATTACTCCGTAGCTTTGAGCAATGGCAACGACTTCATTAACTAAGTATACCGGTTCAACATACATCGGTACAAAATCATCGTCTTCCTCATCATAAATGAGAACCTCAACACCTAAACGATAGTCTTTTGCCCCTGTGATTTTAGGTTCTCCAACAATCTGTCTTTGTATGTTTTTAGGGATAGTTATTATCCTTCTTGTCTGCGTCTTTCTTCCTTCCAATACAGCTTGTGTCAAGCCGTATTTGTCATTAAACATTATCTTTTTCATTTTCAATACTTTTTATTTCCGTGTCTAAAACTCCTAAGTTCGTTGTATCGCATCTTCTGCTCGATGAACCAAGCGAGGTCTATTCCTTTCATTCTTGCGAGTTCAATGATTTGCCGAATAGAATAGTTTAGACATTCTTCAAAAGAATAGCGGTAGTTTACCATATCCTTTAATATGGCATAAATGTTTTCCGTGAATGTCTTTTTACTTGATACGATGTACGCAATGATGAATCTGTCGTTCATGTCTATACCTCTCAATCCTGCCAAGTCAAGCAGACGTATCACCGCATCGGCAAGCTCGTCTTCAACGGAATCTTTGATGTATTCGTCAAAAGCGACCTTGTAAGCATGCTCCGGGTCTGTTGTGAAACGACATATAAAATCTTCAAATGGTGTCCTGAATGCGTGCATTCTTTTCCTATCAGATTCCACGGCTTCCATCAGTTCGGATATGACCAAGCATAAAAAGTGTTCGTTACTGTATTCTTCTTCGTGCCAACCGTGTTCGCAGGCGGTCTTGTAGGCACGGTCTCTCAGTTCGTTCAAGTTCATGTTCATTCAAATTATGGTGAAACAAAAAGCCCGGCACGGTGAGGTGTCGGGCATGAAAACTAATCAAAATAGTTTGTGGACTACTTTTCTTGTTGCGTTATTCCTTGAGGGGTAGAAAGTTCATCCAAAATTTCTTTCCTGTCACAATTTTTAAGAAAGAAATAAAAAGTTGAGTCTATAATTTTTACAGACCTTGTACTCAAATCGTAATCAAAAATAGGTGGTGATATTCTTTTTTTTAATTGATTTTGAACTAATTCGTATCTTGAAGTCGTGGAACCAATTCCAAACTCAACATTATATTTATGCGCCTTATCTTTATTGTATAGTTTGCAATGCGGTACTTTTACTACATCATTTAAGAACTGCCACACATCACGCTCCGTCCAGTAGATGATGGGTGAAACTAATATCTTGTCCCTTCCTCCTACACAAGTCACCATTGTTTCTTCGTGTTCTTCCCACTGGTCGAATGTGCCGCTGAACTTATGGCCGCCCAGTTCGACTTCATTCCGTTTGGCCCGTCTTGTGCTTTCCTGCTTGCGTATGCCTATCAGGTTTACTTTTCCGTCTCCCGAAAACTCCTTGTATTCGGCACAACACCAACGGAAACGCATTGTAGGCAATATATGTTTCTTCTTTGCCATTTCGTAGATACTCATCTTTGGTTTGATAAGCTCCACGTCCGGATATTGCCTCCGAACAAAACGAATGACTTCGGGAGGGTCTACGCTCGTGAGATTCATGTGTGCTTTAAACTTCACACCGGCCATTTGCGCGATGTGGTAAAGGGCTTGACTATCCTTTCCACCGGAGAAGGCCAAATAGAACCCATTTTCGGGGTCTAAACGCAAGGCCATGGATTCAGCCTTGCGCAACAAGGCAATGGAATAGTCTATCTTTTTATCTAAATTCATAATTCAAACAGTTCTTTTTGTACATATACATCGCCGTTTTTCAGTCTCACTTCGCACAGACATTCTTCTCGAAAGCGTTTTTCCTGCGCATCGAAATATTCTTTATCTATCTCGGTTCCCCAAAAATCAAAGCCCATTTTGTAAGCGGCTATCCGGCTACTTCCACTGCCCAAATGAGTGTCGAGAATCTTATCACCTGTTTTGGCATAATTTTGCAGCAACCATACGTATAAAGCTATAGGTTTTTGGTGCGGATGAATTTTCTTTGTCCCCGTTTCGGACCCCATTCTATATCCATCCCATGCAATAGAAACCAAATTGGCGGGAACTTTTTTAGAAGTAAAAGCTATCTCGACCTTAGAATATTTGAAAACGGGATTGCTATTAGACATTTTGTCCCAAATAATGAGATAATTTGTGCTTCCCAAAAAGCGAGTATAATAATTATATCCCCAAATAATACAATCTTTCGACACACGTATCAGTTCATCAAAATAGCTTTTATCAGGAATCGCATCATTTTTGTAGCTCGTCTCCTTAAACACACCCCCTTTATTACGTCTCTTCCAGTCTTCACCTATCCCATATGGCGGATCGCATATCGCTAGGTCAAAGAACTTGTCAGGAATAGATTTCATGTATTCCATACAGTCCGTGTTATATACTTCACTTATTGGCATAATTCTATCATTTTCTTATTCAAAATAAATTGTCATACCACCTTTTTCCTGCGGTTCGTCCACACGGCCGAATACGACATCCCCATCTCATAAGCTTGTTCCATGACAGTCATGTTACGGAATTTTGGGGAATGGTATTCTTTGGCTTCCGGATATTTCTGTGTCAGGCCGTAAGCGGATGCCTTCTGGTAGATGGAACTGAGTGAATGCCGGGACAAATACACGGCAATATCGTGTGTGGGCATGAAGCCGTAGTTCTTTTCCAAGAAATGAAGTTCGGCCGGCGTCCAATGGTTTATGTGTTTTGTTTTCATCGTTTTTTGAATCTAATCTGAATGAATCCCCTTCTTTCGGTTTCTCTCAACAAGTCCATATCCTCATCCCGTATTTCGAACTGAGTTTCCTTGTTGACGGTCATGCCCCAAGGGATGCCGAAACGCTTCCTGATGCGGGCGCGTATGGATTCGTCTTTCGTTACCCAGTAAATAGTCAGTTTCATGGTGGAGTGAGTTGTCTGAGGGCTTCTTTGTCGCCATCGGCGGCACGCTGTTTGATTGCAATGTATTCAGGATAAGTCACGCCTTCCGTTTTTTCTGCCGGATAACGTTCCCTGAACCTATCCGCATATTTCATAGTTTCAGTTTCAGCAGCTATTGTACGATGTTCATCATATTTTTTAAGCCAGTTGATAATGACTTCACCATCCATGCGACCGTATATTTCTCCGAACTTCCCTATTTTCGCCATCTTGAAAAACAGTTTGAAATCGTATTGCGTGTAATAAGGATAGATTTCAAGTATGAGGTTGATGGTATCGGCTACTTGTACTGCATCCATCGAGCCGTTGACGGAATAGAAGCGCAGGAAACTGTTCATCCACTTGACCATGATGGCTTGTAACTTTATTGTTCCAATCTCACGGGCTATTTCCACCACAGGTAACTGTGGAGCATTGAAAACATCACGAATATTCATGGGATTAATGCTGTCCCAATATTGCATCGGCGAGGTTTTCAAGAGACTGGCGGCTTGCTGCTTTGTCTTGGGAAGTTCGTCCACAGGTATAAGTCCCTGTGGGTTGTACTGAATAATTCGGTTTTCCATTGATTTTTTCTCTTTTTTCCCACGTGGCGAGCCGCTTGCCGACTTCCCATGTGGTTTGTTGTTCAAATCTCATCTTAGTCTCAGACTTATTCATTTCCGACCAATAGTCGAAAAAGTCACGTACCATGTCACGACCGTACCTTTCCACGTAGGGGACAAGGGATTTATAAAAGGCATCCTTGCGGGAGAGCGTAGCGGCTTTAGCCGCGGCAAGTTTTCTTGCCTGTTCGGCTTTCTTTGCCTCTACCTCAGTAGAGGTTTCTTTATCTTCTTCTGGATTATATTCTTTTTCTTTCTTTTTCTTATTGCCCCTACCTTGCCCCTCTTTCTTTTTCGTATTGCCCCTACCTTGCCCCAATTCTTCGATTTTTTTAGACATATTCTCCGATGTTGCCCTTAGCTCTGCCCTTAGTTCGACCAAAGCATTGTTTAACCCATTGATTTTATTATCGTTATCTATGCCCCAAACCATGCCCTTATCCTTGCCCTTGATTGGGTTATATTCGTCATAATTGCATAAGGTTATCACAGTCATGCCCTGTTTATTACAAGTGGTTATCATGCCTTTCTTTTTCAGTTTGGAGAGAAAGTAACGTACCCTCTTTTCCGACCACTGCCAACGTTTCATCAAAAACGATATGGATGCTGGATATTGACCTCTTGAATAAGAGATTTCCCGACCTCCGATGAGTTCGCTATACGCCTTGTCGGTTGCCTCAAATCGTGCCGACTGAATCAAGTCAAGCCACGCTTCGCATTCCGAAAACTCCC